GGGCCCATGGCCCACTGGGCTGACAGGTTCCCACTTTAACCTGCGCGGGATTGATAACTCTCAATCGGGAGGACATCGTCTGGCGTATTTAAAGTAAACAGCTCCGGAGACAGATCACTTCGGAAGAGTAGTCCACTATGAACCTGAAATTGTTGAATCAGGGTTGGCCAAATCTGGCCATCTCCGATTAACTTTCTCACCATAGTGTGCATACAGTTCATACCAATTTTGGTGAAGAACATGGGACTCAGATAGACTGTGACGTCTGTTCATATCTTTTAAGATATCGGACAGATATGTTGCTCGAAGTTTAGTCTCTGCTTTTGTAAGCGGAAACTCAACTATTGACAACATTGGATTCTTGTCGATTCGGTATTTTAAAATAGCGAGATCTTCAAGATATCCAGGCTCAGCTAGCCGAGGTAAGCCTTCATAGAAGGCGTCCATTTTCTCCCAAAACTTAATAGGGACAAGTATGGCTTCTCTAAAGTAAACCCAGAATCCTGGGTTAACAAAGATCATCAGGGTTTCTAGAACCCTGAATAACGGCACACGCATAACCGACACAGTGGCTAATGCTTGTAAAAGCGTAGCCATCGGCATGTGTGCATTCTTTAGACTTTCCCGACCGCGTCGCATCTCAACGTTTCCAATGGAATCGCTGATATGCGTCACTAGTAAGGAGGCGACTTGGGGCAGTCCAGAAACCCATTCGAGCAGCATGCTGCCGAATTGGGCTGGAAGAACCTGTCCTTTGCCGCCTGGTCCAAAGAATTGCCATAAAACTAGGTTAACGAATTTCGAAAGGTCACGTCTTGCGACTAAACCTGACGGAACTCGTTTAACTAGATCTAGAAGATCTCCTGTCGAGACTACAGCGGTTCCTATTGATGCCTTAATTAAGGCAGGAAACATGTATCCAGATCTGCAGGCAGCAAGTATTGCTCCGGCTCCAACCGGCGTGAAATTCACATCAGGTCCTCTAAGTCTCTTAGCGAATTCTGTAAATCTATACGATATTACAGATTTCCCTAAAGAGATAGATAACCCTAGCGATTTCATTATGGCCACATACTCAGATCCGACAAGATCGTTATTCACAATCATATCATCTCCGAGCACGGCATAATTTGCCGTTTGGAAACTCACTCCAGCTTGTTTATATGCTGCAAATACTATCACATGATGAGTAAGTGCTAACATAGCCCAAGAGGAGTATGCCCCCATCGGTTGGCCAACTGCATACCGAACCATAGAAGGTTCTGTTTCGTCTGTGAATGGTGCAAACCACTCAAAGTCTAACAGTTCCCTCCATGTTTGTCCATCAACCCCAAGAGCATTTAAAATGTCTACTTGAAGGTCGATAGGCAATCGGTCTGTAGCTGCGCTTAGATCATAACCAGACAGTTTCTGAGTTTTATCCATTTTGGATATCACCCTAGAAAATGCTGCGTCCTGATCAAACGTTCCATCCGCGGGAATGAGTTTAAGAGCTTTAAACAAGCTATCATGAAGACCGTGAAAGGCACTCTGTAGCCACCAATTGGTTGAAGCAACAACTCGAGCTTTACCCGCCTGATCATAGACTACACCTAGTTTTCCTAGGTATAGTTGATCATGAACAAGACCTCTGGAGTTATGTTGTTCTACACGCCAGAAGGAGAATAATCTACCAACCGTACTTGTGTACGAGTAATAGATCATCGGGTAGCGAGCAATCAAGCTCACAAACCGACTTTCCCCTTTAAGTATGTAAAACCAAAGAATGTAGGGAACACCGAAGAATAAATTCAACAGTGCAAACCACATTGCATAACCCGGAGACCCTTGGCCAATTATCCACAAAATCAGTTTGACCCCTTTTAAGGGTTCATGCATAAACGCTAAAGCGTCTATTGCAGCTGACCATGTAGATAATGGCGCGTTCGGCCCAGCTTTTGCTGAAAGATGAGGATGAAATCTACCCACTTTTACAAGTGACTGGATATCTCCCCAATCTTTCTCAACCTCTTGGTACTTCATTGTACCTGTCGCGAAGTCGAATCTTCCTTTTCCTTTCGTTTTCTCTTTGGTTAACTGGATAAGGGCTTCTTTAATAGTATCTTTAGGGAGAGTTCTAAACTCCCCAGAGAACGGAGCAATTATGGTGCTAACAGTTGGCTTTACCGATGTTTTTAAAACACGGAAAATCCCAACAAGAGTAAGCACGGATACAATTCTTTTAGTGTGATAGGGAAGTGGCATATCCTCCATTAAATTTGGATGAAAGTCACTAACCCTCTGAATGGGGTTTAACCCCCATTCAGACTCACCGAAATATTGAGCCCGTACATACTCCCGAATATACTCTCGCAATTTTAGCGGAAGTATCTTCGGAAGCCCATAATGGTCTAGTCTCATAAAGTTACTGTCCACATTTTGTTCCCGCAAATGCGGTGTTCCGGCAAGACATCGAACTATGACTCGCATACATTCTTTTAAATATTTGAATGTAAACGTGGATCCATTATTTTGGATCATTAGTTCTACTCTTCCCAGGAATTGGAGAAAATGAGGCCGAAGCTCTCTACAGTTAAATAGCCATAAGATGATGGCAGAGAATCTTTTAAACTCAGTCGAGGTCCGATCTCCCTTTAGGGGAACCGAACCTTTACCTAGTTTAAGAGATCTGATCCATACCTTATCATCTTCCTTATGTGAGAAATGTTTCTCAAACGATGGAATCTGTTCCAACCGTTTAAGTAACATTTGTGTATAATCCAGTATTCTATTTATTAGAATTGGACACAGTGCATTAAGCACCATATAGAAGAACGTTAAACTCGCTAAGCCAAGTGTGGCTAACGGGAATAATATACTTACTATAATTGTATACACAAACACAAAGGGAAAGACAATAAGGGCGATCAAGCTGGCGAAAAGCCCTCTACCTTTAAACGCCGAAAATAGATTTGTTGTTTTCATGGCTAATAGTCGATTGTATTTAGTCCGGGGGAACTCCCCCGCTAGATGCCTGAGACCTTATCGGTAATAAACTGCCGGTATGTAGCAAACTCATACTGCAAACTCTTCAGTCTGCTAAGACAGTACTTAAGGATCTCTACGGAAACGTTCCCTTTTATGGGTGCTAACCACGAGGTACTGGTTTTATTGAAACCGTCATCTAGAGAGTATTTTGTTATCTCAGTTGCCAGGAAGCTGCCACCTAAAAGCTGGTGTCTTTACGACCAACTCAGAGAAGGCGAGGGATAAGTACCGTCCGAAGACGGAGGCATTAAGGAAACCCTTCTTGATCTCCCACCCTTATCGGATGTGCCCGTTCCGACCTTAGCAGTTAAACTAACTGAGTGTCTTTTCCAAGCTATTTATCGGACAAGCCGACTCTCACCTCTTTCGAAGGAAATAGTTGGGATCGTCTCTTACGATCATTAGCGCTGACTAACGGAACCGATATGACATAACGGTTGCGTCTGACCTGTCCCCGGTTTCCCGGGGTGGCCTGTCTTGAGATTGTCCTCTAGCGCGAGTTCTCTGCCGTTGCCCATACAAAGGTAACGAACGAGATTAGCGTATGAGAGGTTAGACATGAGTGACCAGATACCTGAACTTCTCACCGGGCCATTATAAATGGCAGAATGAGCCTGAACAGTACTGCTTCCTAAGCAGTAGGATTCATGTTTTAACGTCAATACACCGTTCTAGTCCATACATTCGTATGGTGGGCGACAGAGGTGAAGACTTCACTTAAAAGTGATTTCTTAAAGAGCAGGTGCTCCTCAAGCTTCTAAGCTGAGTCTCGGGGGTTCGACTCCCCCA